ACCGACTTAACTCTATCTTTAAGATAGATTGGCTTGACGTCAATACCTGAGTAAAAATGAGCACCGCAGCTCTCCCTGAACGCTGAGTCAAAGTGACTCTTTTTAACGTTCACTCGGAAGCCGTAGAAGCTCATCATCTCAGCGAACACCTCGTAGCACGCCGTTGGTAACACAACATCGTCACCATAGGCGCTCACTTGGTGCGAACTAAGTGAGAGATACTCCGCGCAGCAAACTGCAACTGCGTAGAATATCAATGCCTCGAGCTGGAATGTGAAGCCGTTCCCCATACTGGAGAACTTCTCCCATTTCAGTAGAGTTCCGCTACGAGTGCCGTAATGGCTTCGACATGCGTCCAAAAGCAACCACCATCGCCGAGGTAATAACTCCTCGACGACGCTGGAAGCTATGGAATCGCTAGCAGAAGAGAGATCAATAGTCGCAAGGGACTGGTCGATAGACCCGACCCGAGCGAGTTCTTGATTCCTCGACTGGTAGCGCAAGTCGACGCCATACCGTTGGAGGCGCCTTCCAATCATCTCGCCGACTGACTTCTGGAACCAAAGATTGATTCCAGGCTCAACGGCGATAACTCGATTGGTCGTCGCATCCTTCGGTACAGTGATAACCTTATTACCCACTTGAAAGGAGGGAAATCCCGCACTCACAAGCTGGTTGGCCCAAGACGGATAAGCATCCGCTAAGGTCTCCCAGGGTACAAGGCTGTACAGATCACGCGTGATTCCGATTTCACATCGGAACTTCTTGGCTGGACCGGCTTCTCGCCGCTTAATAAGCGTCGAGGCACCGGGACCCCAGTCAGGTTTCTCGAAGAACTCTTCAGCCGTGTAGTCACCCAGAATCTTATCTATTTTACGAATGACTGCGTTATGCAGCCAAACGGCGCGACCCGTAAATTTAGGGTCGCGCGATAGGTCTCTGAAGCGACTATTTGTCTGCTTACATAGAAGCTCAAATTCATCGAACTTCTTTAAAGCAACCTCATCTAAGTCATAGTCCACGGTTAAACCCGTGAATTTAGACAAGAATTTGGTCGCCGAGTAGGCAGAGCGAAGCGCTACAAGATCATTATAGTGCTTCGGGTCGAACTCGAGTTTTGCCAACTGCTCATGCTCATTTGAAGAATAGAGCATGAATACGGTTAGCGCTCGAGGACAATCCAGTGCTGAAAGGTACTCTGAGATAACCGAGGATTCAAGACCCTCGGGAACGCGGCAACTGACGATTCCTTTATGGAACCGTCCACTATGCTTCTTAGAAGACATGGTGATCTCCAGTTGGAACTTCTTCCTACAGGTTTACTAGGATGCTATCTAGTAAACATTCTCGAAGGTCGTGACCGCAGCTTCGAGGGGGCTTCCCGTTGAATCGGTAGGCGCCCCGTCGCTGGCGTTCACGGTCCTCGCGAAAAGGGAGGCAATTCTGGAAAACAGAGCTTGACGCTCTGCCAGGGTGCTCCTTTCCGGAAGGAAGAACTCC